GGAGGCTTTCCATGCCAAGACATCTCAGCCGCGGGGGGGGGGGGGAGGCATTGTTGGCGAAAGATCAGGAATGTGGAGAGAAATGGCGCGCATCATTCACGAAGTACAGCCTGGATTCGTTTTCGTGGAAAACTCACCAATGCTCACTTCTAGGGGACTTGGAAGAGTTCTTGGAGACTTGGCCAAAATGGGGTTTGATGCGAAATGGGGAGTGCTGGGAGGCGAAGATGTTGGGGCCGTTCATAGAAGAGACAGAATTTGGATTGTCGCTTCCAACGATAGTCAAATCAGACTCAAATGCGACATCAAAAAACAGATTCCTAAATTCACGCCATTTCCGTGGGGCAAAGATGTCAGAGGGATTGAGGATTTGCGAAACAGACCCGACCTCAGTCCATCCATCATTTGGCGAAAAGACTATGGGGTGGCCGACTATGTGGACAGGGTTAGCGCCATTGGCAATGGACAAATTCCAAGAGTGGCAGCAACAGCATGGAGGGTTTTAAATGACAGATAAAGACCTACCACCGGCCCTTGATGCCTGCCTTGACCTGGTCAAAGACTTACTCCACCCAGAAGTCTTTGGCCACTCAGTTCCAGCTGAAGTCAAAACCCGCGCATTCGTTGTCAAAACAATGCTGGAGCGCTTGAAAGCCAGAATGGAGACCAGCACATGGCCAGAGGCTTAAAACCCCGTGTAGAGCCTGCCATTGAGGCGGCTTTGCAGAAGAAAGGCAATCTGTCAGACCTGGACTTGGCCAAGCTGTGCTTTTGTGCCAGACGCAGTGCTGCGAGGGTTTTATTTGATATGCATCGGTTCGAGCTGGTCCACATCTCAGGCTATGAGTCAGTGCCGGCCAATCGGCAGTGGCGGCCCCTGTGGTCATGGGGTGAGGGTGAGGATATGCCAAGGCCACAAGAAGCAGCACCAGCCACAGAGAGAATGAGAAAATACAGAGAGAAAATGTCAGCAGATGACAAAGACTTTGGCTTGGCTAGACGTAGACAAAAAGCACGGGTAGTTAAACGCGACCCACTTGTGGCCGCGTTTTTTGGGGGTTAATATGAAGAAAATTATGCTTTCAATTGGCAAAGATTTAACTTTAGATTATGTGTATCTGAAAAGTAGAAATCACTTGCAGACACTTCCTCTTGAAGATCAAAAAAAGTTTTTTGAAGATGCCATTAAGGAAATGACGACAGCAATCCACCGGATAAACGCTGTCTTGCAAGTTCAGCCTCATAAATAGGCATGATTTGATCAAGCCATTCTTGATCAGGCATTTGGAATTGATGAGACATCTTCACAACCCCTGCCTTTTCATCAGCGTTCAATAAATTCCCAGACTTATTGCGTCTAAGTCCCGCAGCTTGAAATATTGATGGGAACATATTTTGTACTGGGATTGATACAGGAAGACTTCCGGCTTCTGCGCCAATAATCCCTCGGTTGTATGTATTGTGTCCAGCAATTGGATTTAAAGACGCGCCTGGTAATCCAAAAAATGTTGATAGACCACTGTCACCTACTTTTGCATTTGCAAGCATTGGATGATTTGCAGCTTGAATAATATCGTCATAACTTGGAAACCCAAGTTGTTCAATACGTTTTTGTTTTGCTGCAAAAGCAATTTGTTTTCTAAGTTGTCCAGCGTCTTTATCCATTATCTGGGCCATGGCCCCTGGATTGTCAAAGCCTAAAAAATTAGGGAATTTGCTTTGAACAATTGCATTTGCTTCTTTAAAGGCTTGAGCAGATGGATTCAATGCTGGAATTTGTCCCATTATTAGTTCTGAAATGTGCGTACTAAAGTCGGGTGAATCTTTTGGATTCATTGAGAAAAATACACCTCTTGGCGTGAGATTTGTTTGTTCTGCTACTTTATTAAAGTGAGCTTGTTTTCCCATTGCAGCAGAATCAAGAGATGCCCAAACATTGGGAGAGCCAATCTTGCTTTGAATAATTGGGTATTGGAATCCACCCTGCATATCAACAGGGACTGCAAGTGGCACTCCATTTATATTTGTATATTGAACGCCAGCCCTTGTTGTATCCCCTGCAACTGGGACAAGTGGCTCGCCACCTCTGTACATATCCACTGGAGAAATTATATTTGGCGTTGTATCAGCCGTTTTTGTCATTTGAGTAGACCCAGTTTCGCGCATGATTTCTCTTGCTGCAAAGCCTGGGTCTTTCATCTTTTTAATGTATCTGCTCATATTTGTTTTGTCAGGACCTGACAAACCAGAATATGGATTATTAGAAAGCGCAATGCTTGGCTTTAAAAATGGATGATCAATAACATTGGACCGAGTACCCTGCGCCAAGTCACGCAAGATATCAGCGCCAGCACCACCGCGCTCAAGCATTCTTTCAACTCTTGGAGCCATGACCCGTTCAAGGTCCATGCCCCTGCGCTCTGCTTGGGCCAGATAAGCCTGGCGAGGGATTGAGCCAAGTGCAATAGCTTCTGGAATTATTGGTGGCAGCTTGCTTTGCTCCATGAGCTGTGCAGCCTTTTGCAAAGCCTCTTGGGCCACCTTGCCCCTTGGGACATAAGTGTTGCGCTCCATGAATTTCTTGGCTTCTTCTTCGGCAATGCGCACAGCTTCTGGGCTGCCATAGCGGCCACTGGTGATGCCTTTGAATAGGCCGTATGGAGCGCCAACAACACCAGACAGCAGTCCAGTGCCAAGTGTGGCGCCAGTCTCGCCAATGCCTTCCAAGTAGTCCAGCAAGCCTGCCATGTTTACTCCTTATTGGCCTAACAGACTAGGTCTTGGCATTGTCGCGCCAATGTAGCTTGCACCATAAGGCACAGTCTTTTCAAGCATTCTCGCGCCAGCTGCCACGGCCTGCTGCAATCTGGCCATGCCGCTTTCATCACGCAATGCTTTGCGCACAATATCTGGGTCTTCTGAGATCAGAATCTGAGCCACTCGCTGGCGATCTTTCTCCGACATTCCTTTGTTGGACTCACCTAGCATCTTGTTGACAATTCTCAGTCCAGCCAATGGGTTGCCACTGACAGCATTGGCCACCTCATCAGCAGTGATGGTCGAACCAATTTTTGCAGCCTGCAAAAGTGATGATGCTGTGTCTGGGCCACCAAGAACCCTGTTCTTAGCGACTTGTGACTGGGCCGCTGTGCCAATGCGCGTCAAGATGCCATCAAGCTCGTCACTAGGATAAATGGTGCGCAAAATAGCGCCTTCTTTTGTTTCTGGATTATTAAAAACACCCATCATGCTTTTAGCGCGACCAGTCGTCATCTTTGCTCGTATGGCATCCATAGCGCCAGCCCTAAATGCATTGGCAACACCAGGATTATTGGCCATGTCTTCCATCATTATTTGGACTTCATCCGCGCTCTTGTTAAAGATAGTGCTGCCTTCTTTAAATGCGGTTTTGGCGGCTCTAAGTTGTGAGGCTTCAGCACGGGTTGCAGCCAACTTGGGTGAAGATGCATCAATTGCTTCCCTCAAAGCAGATTCAACGGGTTTTAATGCCATTCCAACTTCAGGCTTGCCACCCGTATAAGCTGAATCAATTGAAGTCTTAATGCCTCGTCTAATAATCTCAGCATCTTTAAGATTTGGTGTTCTGGAAAATAAAATATTTCCATCTTTATCAAAAGAGAAAAATGGCTTTTTGCCTGTCTGGGCCGTGTAGATTGTATTGATGTCATCAATCGCTCTTGGCGATCTTTGCAGCGCATCTTTAAGACTGACCAATAAATCTTCGCCAATGATGCCGCCAGTTTTCCATACGTCTTCGTAGGCTTTGTTTTCTAACGCTTGCGCCTCATCCTTGGTTGCCCTGTAAAAACGCAAAACATTTTCATTGTTTGGCCGTGGTCCCATAAAGTTAGGGTTAAGGCCACTGACCAGTTTTTGCTGCATATCTGTCAATGCTTCTGTGCGCAATTTGTCTGGGCGTGTAGACAAAGCGCCTTGAATCGTTGTGGATGCCTTGCCGCCTTGGGTATACAAAGCGCGCACAGCTTGCAGTAGTGTTTGGTTTTCGGCCAATATTTCACCACTGGCAATGCGTTGCACAAGTTCATCTGTGGTTAAGCCAGTCTGTTCAGCCAGCCGCTGAATTTCAGCCTCTGCCGCTTTACCACCGCGGCCACCAGACAATCGCCTAGCAGCATCGAGCGTCATGTCTGTGAGCTTGCCAACACCCATGAATCCAGCCTGCACCACTGGTGCAATAGAAGCGCCCATCATTGTGGACTGAGGCACTCTGGCCGCACGGGCTGCAAAGTCTCCCTCGCCTGTCATAAAGCCTGTAACACCGCCTTGAGCGCCACCAAGCGCTGAAGTGCCGGCCAATGCCCTGACCAATGGCGCGACACTAGCTGCCACCCTTGGGCCAGTCAATGGCGCTGCCGTGCCACCAGTGGCTAAAGTCAATGCAGCCGCTGATCCAACACCGCCCAATGCCTCATAGCCCAATGCCTCAAAAGGTGACTGGGCCTGATAAGCCTTCATCTTGCCTTGGATTTCAGAAAGCACTTTGCCGTAGTCTTCACCAGTGACAGAGGCGCGCAGACGCGCTTCCATCTCGTCAGCAGAGCCAAGGGTCACACCCTGCAAAGTAGAGCGCAGGCGTTGGGTTGGCGCTTGTGGCAATGGCTGGGACAATGCAGCAGCTGGTGCAGGGCGATCAATGTCCAGACTTTGCGACAAAATGCCTTTAAGAATTTTCAGCTTTTCATCAGATAAGCCAGAGACATCTCCAGCCTTAATCTTTAACAACTCTTCGGTTGTAAAACCTTCTAGTCCAGTGGTCATTTTTTAACTCCAGAATTTATTTGAAGTTGTTGGTCAATGGCATTTAACAATGGATTACCACCACCACCGCCAGCGTTATAAGGCGTGACTTTATACATGGGTGCAAACTGTGAAAAGCCTGGCAAATTACTTGCACGTTGTAAATAATCTTCTTGTGTGGCCAAGCGATATTTAGCAACACGTTGAGCCGTTGACAGTGCCTGCTTAATCTCAGCAGCGCTTAATGTTTGATCACCAGCAGCTGCGCGTCTAAGAATTCCGCGCTCACCTTCAGTCAATGAACCTTGGCCACGCATCTGCCCTGCTTCATCAAGTTCTCGCTGCGCAAGACCTTGAACCACAATCCTAGTGTTTGCTAATTGTTCGTTTGCATCAGCACCAGCAACACCTAATTGCTGACCAATTCGCAACATTGTTGTTCTGTAATCTGCACCTGGTCCGACAATAGCCTTATCAAGTGCAGGCAGCATCATTTCAATATTTCTTAATGTATCGTTTGCAGACCTTGCACCCATGGTCAATTCATTGAGTGTTTTTGATACGTCACCACCAACACCAGCCAAGAATTGCTGATTGCCAGGCATCTTGACTTCGACTTGTGTTTTCGGTGCAATCTGTGAACGATATTTACCAACATTTTCAATGCCTGCTTGGCCAGTTCCAGCTAATGACTGGCCGCTAATATATTCATATGCACGCAAATCAGGGGACTGGGCCTCGTATGGTGTGGCTCCTGTGTATTCTCTTGACTGACCAAGTTTATTGAATTGCATCATCTTCACTTGGCCATTGACCACCATTGGCTCTGGTTTTCCAAATTCAGTCTGGGCCATGCCAATCTTGAGCAATTCTGGCTGACCTTCTTTGCGCGTCATGCCGCCAAGAATTCTGCGCATCTCAGGATTTAATTAGCCAACAATGCCAGGCGCTGCCGTTGGTGCAGGCATTTGTGCAGCCAATTGAGCGCGAGCCATTGTTGGACCAACCGGCCCAGCAGCAGAAACTGGCGCCATCAATGCCGCTTGGGTTGATGTCAATGGCGCCACAGCTGGGGCAGTAAACTGGCTTCTATAAGCCTCATTGCCAGCAGTCTCTTCTTGTATGCCTTTAAGTTTTGCACCCAAAAGCAAATTTTGAAAAGCACCAGCAGTGCCCTTCTCATAAGCACTTTGGCCAGCTTGCAAAGCTCCACCAAGTGCTTGACCCAAGCCAATACGCTGTGGGCTTCGACCACTTGCTTGAAGCAATGCAGCCGCTGCCGCCAATGATGATTGCAAACCCAATTGCTCTTTTTGCTTGGCAGTCAGTAGCTTTTCAAGCTCACTGTCACCACCACTAAACATATTGCCTAAAAGGCCACCCAAATCAAAGTCTGCCATTTGTTACCCCTTAAGTGCCTAAAAGGCCAAGCAAAGCACCACCACCAATTGCCAATGGATTGCCTGGAAATAGTTTTGCACCAGCCAATGCACCACCCAAGGCGCCAGAGGCTGGGTTTGAATACTGGGGTGTCGTTGACTGCATCCCAAGATTAGCAGGCTGCGCACCTAATGAAGACTGGACCACACCAAGACGCTGCAAACCAATATTGCGGATGGCATCCATTTGTTGCTGGTCCAAAGCCTGACGCGCACCGCCAGCGCCCATGACGGCTTGAGCGCCACCAAGACGCAATGCTTGTTGTTGTGCAGCAAGACTTCCAAGCTGGCTTGCACCGCCTAATCGCAATTGAGCACCTTGCAAGCCAGCTTGCTGATTGGCAATGTCGGCTGCTGATCTGCGCGCAATGTCAGCCTGCTGCATGGCCATTGCCTGGTTAAATGCCTGCTCATTCATTGTTGCACCAAGATTTGCCGCTTGTTTGGCAAAGCCAGTATTTGTCTGTGCTTCAGCCACACCTTGACGTGATCCACCAAATGCCTTTGCAGCTGTTGCACGTTCACCTAATTGCTGGATAGCAGTCAAACGCGAGGCTTCAAGGTCTGCCAGTGCAGCGTCTTTGACTTTCTCTGTATATGGATTCATATAAGAACCAATAGTGCCTGGTCCTTTTCCAAGACCTAAATTGGTCTGCTGCGCTGTAAGTTGTGCAGGCTGATAGACACCGCCATAAGCCGCCATTTGGGCGGCCAAGTCTGTGCCACTAATGCCTGGGCCAGCAAGGCCGGTGTTGACCAAAGCCTCTTCGCCTGCCTGATACATTGGGTTATAGCCAGCAAACTGCTGGACCGGCAAAGCACCAGCGACCCCTTGGGCCTGCTGAAAGTTGGCCAAGAATGCTTCTTTGATCTGAGGATCAATGGAGCTTGTCGATGTAGTTGTTCCACCTTTTGACATATTGCCACCTTATCCGAGTAAAGATTTCATTTTCTTGGCAGGCACTTTGCCTTCATTGATCATGTCCAGAAGTCCACGGCCATACTTATTGACTGAAGACTTTTTGATCACATATTCACCCATATCAAGATTGACAGCGCCATCATCTGGACCAGGAGGATTCATGCCAAACATCAGGCCGCCATCGACCATGCCGCCTTTGGCCATGCCGCCAGTGCTGCTTTGCTCCATGCCTGTTTGTGTTGCAGCTGCCGCTGCCACCGCTTGTTCTGCTGCTGTCTTGGCAGTATTGGCTTCTGCGATCTGGTCATACAGACCAGGGTTATATCCACCCATTGCTTGGCCCGCCACCACGCCAGCGTATGGATTGCCCATGGGTTTCATTTGGCCCATGATCAGGCTGTAAGGGGATGCGCCACCAGCCATCACGGCTGGGTTGTATTGCGCGCCTGGTGCAATGGATTGGTAGTTCTGAAAGTTTTGCGCAAAGCCTTGGGTCGCATTGGCAAATGGCATTGTGCCTGCACTGGTCTGAAAGCCAGTGGTCTTTGAGGCTTGTTCTGCTGCCAACTTGGCCTGATTGGCCAAATAGGCTTCATAGGCTTTTTGGTTGGCTGCAATTTGCTGCTGACTTGCCAATTGGTTCAAGCGCTGCTGTTCGGCATTCTTCAGAGCATTCAAGCGCTGCTGTTCGGCCCATGCAAGTTCATTGGCTTTTTGTTGGGCCGCCCAGTTGGTCGTGTTAGTTTTCTGTTGCGCTGCCCATTGCGCTTCGCGCTTGGCCAGTTCATCCATGGCCGCTTTGTCATAAGCAATTTCAGTGGCCGTTGTGGGCGTTGCCGCTTCCATGCGGGACTGAATGATTGCAGGCGTTGACTGAGTGGCACGGGCCACATCAGCAGCGCTGATCTGGTATTGATTCATCAAGCTCTCAAACTGGGCATCGCTCAAGCCTTGAGCCTCGCCCTGCTTGATTGCGTCAACAATGTTCTTGTCAAACTGCTCTTGGCTGATGCCGTTGGCCAGTGACCATGCTAGTGCCGGTGAAGTTGCCATATTTATCCCCTAAAGTTCCTTTGCCATTACAGACCATTGTGGGCTGTAACCTTCGTCTTTCAAAAATGTCTTTGCCCAGCCTCTTCGGCCTGCCAAAGTCACCCTGGTGCAGCCAACAGACTTGCCCCAGGATTCGATCAATGGTCGCATCCGTGAGAGTTCATCTAGGTCGCCACCAGCCAGAAAATAATGCAAATTCTTTAGCCTGGGATAGACAATGATCTCTGTCAATACCACCGAGTCTTTGGCTGGCCACAGCTGTAATCTGTGATCCTCGACCATCTCAGCGACATCGTCAAAATTGTGTGTGCCTCCACTGTATTCTAATGCCGCCTCCACATGGTGGCGCAGCCTATCCAAATGTTCTTGGTCACTCATCGCTTACCGGATGGAATAGCCTCAAGCCTCATCACCCCAATGCGCCAGTCGGCCAAAGTGTTTCCAGTCACCTTCACATTGACTTGGCGCCCAGAGAACCGGACTGAAGTCGGGTTGGCTGCCGTGTATGGTCCAAATGTGGATTGTGTGCCAGTCGGGTAATTGCGGGTTTTAAATGAAACCACCGCCTCACCCAGTGTTTGTTCGTCTGGAATGACCTGACGCACAGACATGATGTTGTCGCCATTGCCCAATTGGACTGGACCAGACTCGGCATATAGACTTGAGCCATCGTAGTTGTAGCCCACCTCATGCTCATAGATGTAACCATCACTTGAGACCATCAGAGGGTATGTGTAGACACCAGAGTCAACCCCAGCGTTTCTGGCCAGTGTGCCAATGTTCCAGTGGTTTTCGCGGTAGTTGAAAGTGACATAACTGTCGTTTTCATTACTGGCCGCACTTGGGTAATACCACCAAATCTCACCATACTTGCTGACATGGACCGCATAAATCTTGGATGCCTGGGCAAAGTTGATATTGGCAAAGATGTAGTCAGACACATCGCTTGGCAGTGGCTTGACATAGCCGTCATAAATCCAGAAGCCAGAATTGCTCATCCAAATGGCTGCCGTATCAATGGCCGCCACAGACTGGGCTGAAATAAGACCGCAGCCACTTGCCGCCTTCTCAAAGCCATAGACAAATGGAGCGCCAACATACTGGGCCGTGTGGACATCCACATCTGTAAACAGTAGGTTGACACCCTTGACCCGCTTGCCGGCAATGAGTGAGCCAGGGGTGGCTAAGTCATAGTCGCCTGCAAGGTTGTCGCCTGCCGGTGTCCACTGGGTATTGTTCTCTTGGTCGCACCACTGTACTTTTCTTGGGTTTCCACCCGCGCCAAGGGCAAAGATAATGCGCTCTTGGGTGACTAAAACCGCCTTGTTTCCAGTGGGTGCATTGGTGATTGCCGCTGCCTTGGTAGGCGTTGCAAAGCCAAGCTGCCACTCATAAATCTTGCCATCAGTGCTGGAGCAAGCCACCAAATACTCGCCCCATGTATCGAGTGACCAGGTGGTGGCTGCAATGGGAGTGCCGGTGTCAGGTCGTGCCACGCCATAGGCAAAACTTCCATAGGCGTTGTAGCCGTAGCCTGTAAGCACTGTGGAGCTTGCATATCCTGTGGTGAACCCAGTTGGCGTGATGTCTTTCAACGTGCCAAGTGCATTCATCACATAGAGCTTGGTGTGTGTACCAGCTGCGATCCATCGGTCTGCACCATTGTCGCGCCAAGTGATAATGCCTCGGCATGAGCCTGACATCTGTGAGCTTGACCTGGTACGCCATCCATTGATGGGGCGCAGTGTCCCTTCATACCAGCGAACTAGGTTTGCGTCATACCAGCGGCCTGCTGCCTGGTACTCAGTACCATTTCGGAAAACACCTGGGGGTAATTTAAGTGGTATGTACATGGCAGTATTTATGTAATGTTTGAGACAAAGCTCATTGTGACAATGGCTGATGGGACTGCTGGCCGTGTGGGGCTTGTTCCAGCAGCGTATTGCTCAATGGATACACCGACATCGGTTGGCCTCCACATTATCTCAACATAGTCAGTCGCATTTAAGCTCACAAAGTAGTTGATGGCAGCAATGGTGTGGTACGGGTCTCCAGCACCTTTTCTAGGTGCAAAGCCAAATCGGCTGTTTGAGTTGGCCACATTTGTGCCATTGACCCGAAACCAGACATCCACATCCTGAGAAGCATTTGTCGTGTTTGTAAACTGAATGGAAAACTGCAAGTTCCAGATTCCGGCATCGGCCACAGTGATTCGGCTGCTGCTGGCTATTGTCACGCCATTGGAAAAGTCTGTGGTGTTGAATGTGACCGCATAGGCCGTTGTGGTGTTGGCAGCCACTTGGTTGGTCGAATCTTGAAAAGCCCCGTAAGGGTTATTCATAAACCGACCGCCCCTTGGTCCAAACAGAGACCCCAGCACAAATGACAGCTTCTTGAAGTAAACAGTCAATGCGCCATTGTTTTCGTTGAAATGCCTGCGCTCATAGACCTCGGTCGGATAACCGAGTCCTGGTGGGGTGGGATTCTCAAGTTGTTGTGTTTGGCTGGCCATGGCTCAATTTTGCCACCTTATGCCATGTCTAAACCAACGGCCTTGACTTCTGCGACCCGTCTTGCCCATCCCTTGCCGAATGTGTCCCAAGTGGGCAGATCGTGCAAAAAAGACAAGCGCCTGTCGTTGTAGGCACTGACCAGCTCATTGGCATCCATGCCAGCCACGGCCTGCAAGGTCTTGGGGCCAATGCCGCCATCAGGCTCCACGCCCACAGCCGCTTGCAGCCACTTGGCAGCCCTGCCTGGGCCAGAGTTAATGGCAGCGTCAAAGACGCAATAATCGACACCGGCAGGCAGATCATCGCCCTTGACCTTGTCCCAATATTTGGCTTTGTACATGGGGCCGACAATCTCTGGGGTCAGGCCGCGCATGGTCTTCTCATCGACCTCATGGCCCACCCACTCTTCCCAGACCCGTTTGGTCACGCCAAGGTTGGTCATACCACCAGGATCAGCTGGGTGGTTGACATAGCCACCTTCATGGTGCAGCACTGCTTTCAAGCAAGATTCAAAGTTCTCTTTCATTTTTTCACCCTATCAGCAATTTTTTCCATTGTTCGGCCACCAAAGTAAAACGACATCACCAACATCCCCCATTGGCCCAGTAATTCGACATAAGCCCCACGGGTTTCTAAATCAAAGATGGAAGCAATGGCAAAGCCAGAATAGGCCACCAAAAGGAATACAAGGGTCATAGGGCGTATATTTTTGGATAGCCAAGAGTCACTGGCCATGTCGGCTTCAGCGCGTCTGGTGACGTTTTCTTGCTCAACCTCAAACAGCTTGGTCTCGTTGGCCAGTTTTGCCAGCTCACCATCTTGGACCATCTTGGCCAGTTCAAACTGGGCCTTGGCTTTGGCCTCTGGGTCAGGTATCAGTTTGTCGATCAGTTTCCCGCCCACTTGCAGCAGCGCATCTAGTCCCATCATTTTTACTCTCCTTTGGTTTGTCGTCTTCAGACTGGTTAAGTTTTATTCCACTTAGAAACCCGATCATGCCTCCGATCAGTGTGCTGAATGCCGGACTGATCATTTTGAAGATTTCCCCGTTGTCCACTTCCTTGGCCCACAAACCTAGCAGAAAGGCTGTGACCATGGCCAAAACTGAGATGCACAATGTAATGCTCACCATAAAGGTGACGTAAAAGGTCAGCTTTTCTTTTGTGTTTTCCATCATCTACCTCATGCATATAAATCTATTTTTCGGTTTTGGAATATCTCGATTCTGAGTTTAGTTTGTTCGGCATTCTTTGCGTATATCTCAAAGGCTAAATCTTCAATGGCAATTTGTATTTTCTTTTGTTCCAGTGCTGCGCGTTGCATTTCTTGCTGTTTTTCCATCTTGCGCTCGACCAGGTCATATTCCTGTGGATAGCCAGAGGGCTTGATCATCGGGAAAAGTCTGATCGTGTCAATGGTCATTTCGGCTTCTCCCTTTGAACAGCTCGCTCGTAGAAGTAAAGCACCTTGCCTCTCAGCTCTTGGGAATCAGCGACACCGGCCCATTCGGCCAGCTTGTTCCATATTCCCACCAGCTGCTCGGCAGAGCAAGTGTCCCCGTTTCTGGTCAGCCAGATGGACATCTGCTCATGCCTGGTGCTTGGGTTGCCGATCCAGCTGACACTGTACAGATCGATGGGGTTGCACCTTGTCTGCTGGGCCAGTACAAAAAATGAGAGTAAAAAGATTAAAAGGATTGCCCATCTCATTTCATCGCCCAAATAATGATGTATGTACCCCAGACCACAAAGGCCGTGATGCAGACCGCAGCAATGAGTGCCACGGCCCAGTCTTTCACTTTATGCTCGTAAAGATGATTCCGGCCATGCTGGTGAGCATGATGCCAGAGACCCCAAGCATGATGTTTTCAAGACGTTTAATCCTGGCACACAGCATCTCATAGCGCAGTGTGCAGACATCAACATGGGAATTAAGTTGTGCTTGTGTCGGGTCCATCATGGCTCAATTGTATTAACTGGCGCGACCACAGCGATCAATGCATCAATGGTTGTGCAAGCGAGAATAGCCGCCTCTTTAGCCGTACAGTCAGCAATAATCTTTGCACGTTCCGTCACTACATTGCTAGGAATAGCCACATCACGTTCTGCCTTGCGAATGACCATCCAATCTGTGCTTGCCAGTAGTGAGTTGGCATTTGCCTTGTTCTGAGCAATCCATTGTGACTTCAAGCCCTTAGTTGTTATGGCTTCAGTCTGACCCTCTGGTGTCTCAGTCACATCCTCCAAAGCCTTTGGCGTGTTTGTGTAGGTGCGAGTAACCACACCATTGTTAACTTGGTAACTGTCAAAAGTCACCCAATAAAAGCGTTGGTCTTTTTGCTCACCTTCAACCACTTCTAATGCACCTTGCTCAATAGCAAATGCGTGATTAGGGTTTGATGTGTTTGGAAAGAGAATTGATAGTTCACCAATTTGGGTGATTTCGTTGTTTGGGGTTACAAGTGCGTACATATTGAGTCCTATCGTGCAAGGGAGAATTTCTGGGGGGCTTCGGCAAAGGCAGCATAAATAAATGTACCACCACTATAATTTTGACCATCATCTGCTGCTCTAATCTTTATTCCATTGCTCAAAAAGTCAATTGCATAATCTGCCGTTGAAACTTCTGCATTTGAAAGATTTGGGAACAGACTGCTATTGACCACATTGTATGTACTGCGTTTTGCATCCCATAAACGCCATGATGAACTAGCAACTGTTGAACTTTTTATCAAAACAAATGCGGGTTTAAAGCCTGTAAAAATGAAAGGCCCATTAGCAGAACCATTACCTGTGTAAGAGCCAAACGCAGAATATCCTGCTATTTGTGCAAAGCAGTAGGCAACAAAAGTATCGCCAGTATTGTTGTTATATTTTGGCCCTGAACCCACACCAAACGCAGATGTCCAAGTGGATGGCGCTGATGAATTCCAATAGTTTGATGCTGTCCCTTTAGCATCAGTTGCCTCTAATATTAAATATTCACTTTGAGTAAATGCTGAATGCCAAACAGCCCATCCGTATGCACCATTTGACCTTGATTTAACAATAATCATCGATGGGGCAACACCTAAACCATGACCTACAGTTCCTGCACCTGATTGACCTGTGTAGGTAACAATACTAAACCCACTTGTAGTGTTTGCGCTTACTGTTGAAGTGATAGAGCCTGCTGTGTTGGATGAGCCAGAGCCATTGGCTTTCCAGTTCCAAGCAACATAAGTTGCAGAAGAAGTGTTAAGTTGCGCCAAAGCACCCGTAGTAAACCCGTCAGAGCCAAATGCAGTAAGGCCAGTTGTTTCAGTTGTTTCTGCGCCTGTGCCATTTGATTCAAGTTGCTTTTGTACACCACGCACAGCATCGTAAAGCCCGTGGTCTGTTGCGGCACTTCTGCTTTTAACCCAAACCCAATCAGGTTGAAAGCCAACACCAGTAACACCTAAAGATGAGCCTGTGCCTGTATAAGTTACAGCGTTAAAATACTTACCCGCTTGCGTAGCCGTAGTCGCCCCAATCGTAGGCGTTGGCAAGTTCTGTGTGCAAAGTGCTTTGAAGCCACTTGGGGCTGTGTAGGCAAATGGGCGTTGACCGAAGTTAATTGTTGCCGTACTACCTGAAGAATACAAAGTATGAGCAGGGAAATATGTTCCCGACACTACATTATATGCAAGACCTTGACTTGTACCATTTTTATAAAATGTTAGTGTTCCTGCATCTGCATCAAAAGCAACACCGCAAATATCTCCACTTGCGTTCCAAGATGCGCCATATGCAATTCCAGTACCGCCAACCCCATATTTTTGTCCGTTAGAGGAGTTATACCCATAACAATTACCAGTATCAAAATAATTGTTTTGCAGAATAACACTAGATTGAGCAATGCCTGTAATACCATATGAACTTGAATTTACAGAAACTTCCCAATACCATTTACCAGTACTCATTCCAAATGTAGAACGAATCATGTCCCATGATGATTGAGTAGCCGCATAGTCAAGATTGCCATTAGATGTAGCACCACCTGATGTAGATTTATCAAGTGGATTCAATGTGCAATAGTTACCCCGCACAGTCCCACCCACACCAGTATCCACACCATAGCTTGTTGGTGAATCAACAAGAGAGTCATTACCCGCACCCGCAGTCACGCTGAAGTTATTAGGTGTGAAGTTGTTGCCGTTACCTGAGTAGTCTTTACCCAATGTAGCGGCTGTAGTATTGCTGTTGTCTGAGAAGTTCAGATAGAAGCCGTTAGTGCCGTATGAGCCTGAGTAGGCTTTAGGCTTCCACACACCAGTTTGTGTATCTGTTTCACCGAATGATGATGGGGTTAGGGCTTGACCATCGATGAAGTTCACCTCGGTCATGTAGCCGTTTAAATAACGACCAGTAAAAGGGTCTCTGCCGATTGAATGAGGCTGAGTGGTGTTAATGTATGTGTCGTAATTCTGCGCTGAATATGTTGCTGTATCAAGAGCTGTTATTTGGCTTCCATTTACATATAATTTTGCACGATTTGATGCCGTTGCTTGAGTTGTATCAACAGAAACAACAAAATGATACCAAGCAGATGGGTCACGAAATACTTGAGTTGTATCAAGTTGCATCTGCAAACTGCCAATATACGAATAAAACCGAAAAACATCTGTCGCTGGAAAACTAATTAAGGCTTCGTTAGAACCTGTTGAATCAGATGCACTAAATAAAGTTTGAGCAGAACCTAAAGAACCTCGCTTTACCCATGCACTCCAAGTCCAAGTTTTACGATTCCCCGCACTCGCAGGGGTACGATTCAGATAAGCAGAATCTGCGCTGTTAAAGCGCAAACTGCGTGAGATTTGATAGTCGCCAGTAGAGGCTGAATCTGTTTTAGATGCTGCAAACATTTATCAGTCCTTATGGTGTGTAGTTCTGACCGACAACGACACCATACCAGTTTGTGCCATCAGCAAAGAAACTTAGAATGTCTTGTCTGCTTGCAGTAGATGTAATAGTCGGTGCAGTACCACCAGCCCACTTAACTGTTGACCAAGTAACTGTGCGTGAGCCTGTTGCATCTTGCTTCAAGTACATGATGAAAGACTTACCACTTGTTGCCGTTGGCATTGTGATAGTTGCATTGCCTGTCAGCGTAATGATTTGTACTGTGCCGTTGGTTAGGTCTAGCGTGATGGCCGTTGAGCTGTTAGCGCTGTAAGGCGTTTCGACATAGTTGGTGACAGTCGGGTTTGTCAGGGTCTTGGCACTCAGCGTCTGGGTATCGGTCGTGCCAACAAATGCGCCACTTGGGTTTGTCTTGACAGTGAATGCTGATGTGCCATTGCCCACTACCACGCCCGTCAATGTGGCAGCGCCCGTGCCACCCTTGGCCACCTTCAGCACTGGTCCGGCATCAAACAATGCGTCAATGCTGTCCAGATCGGTGTTGATCTTTGTTCCCCAGGTGTCTGTGGATGCACCGACCTCTGGCTTGGTCAGCAATAGATTTGTGGTGGTTGTATCTGCCATGTTTACCCCTATGCGGCTATTTGCCAAGTTTCACTATTATCGGCAATTGCGGTCCAAGTTTCACTTGAATCTGAAATTGCATTCCATGTTTCTGATTGGTCGGAGACCGGTGTCCAGGTCTCTGAATTATCAGAGATCGCTGACCAGCTCTCAGCCGTGTCGTTTTCGTCTTCCCATTTTAGTCTTGCATTGACCGCCATGGATGATGTATCAACAATGGCCACCACTGCATTTTGCGTGGTGAATGCGGCCACTTCCATGAAACTGTAAACAGTCAGGACAATGCCGTTGTTCACAATCACTGATGTGGACACCGCCATGGTGGATGTGTCAGATACGTTGAAAGCGCCAGATGCCACCCTGGTGGCGCTTGTGGCCATGGTGCTAGTGTCGCTGATGGCAATGGCAGCTGATGCATACCTGACACCGGACACCGACATGGTGCTTGTGTCACTGATGCTGGCTGCGCCTATGGCATAGCGCAGGCCGTTGATGGCCATGGTGCTTGTGTCTGATATCGCCAGGCTGGCTGCCAAAATTGAATTGGCATTGACCACCATTGTGCTGGTGTCAGATATCGCCAAAGCGCCAAATGTAAATCTAGTGGCAGCCACCGCCATGGTGGACTGGTCAAAAATCTCAACTTGGACATTTGAAATTGCAGTAGCACCCACCGACATGGTGGATGTGGCGCTGATGGCCACACTTGGCTCAAACGTGCCTCTGGAGTAGTTTCCCTTGCCGTAGGAGCCGTAGCCGTAGCCTACCCTTGGATCAGAGTATTGACCAGCGCCAAAATTCCCTGATCCATAAGATGCCATATCAAGCCAAAGTGATGCTCAATGAAGTCGCTGGAATGCGCAGCACATCGCCATCATTGATGGTGCGAGCTGTGGACAAAGGAGCCCAGGCTAAAAGGTTTCCAGAAGTGGATGCATCAAAGATGCCGGCCCAGCCAATTGATCCCCAGTTTCCACCGGAGGCAGCTGCAAACTCGATGGCCGCTGCATTGGTGAATGTCGTGGCCGTGCCAGAGCCAGAGATCGTGCCAGTCACCACCCGTGCGTAGCCACTGCCAGACACCTCAGTGCCGCCACCCGTGTCGCTTGGCGCAGCCGTGAAAAGGCCAACATACCAGGCAGTGGGTCGGGTTGCTGAACCAGTTGTGAAAACCCAAGTTAATACTAGG